AGCTTCATAAACGCTTACTTCGCTCATTTCCTGTTCGTCCATTGGTTGTACGTTAGCCCTGTGGCAACGATGATATAGCCCACATAAACTATCCCGTCAAAGTTTGGCCCTGTGGTTACAGCGTTAATATCAGCGTCCACCCACCCCTGTACCCTGCCCGTTGGCGACCATGAAAAGTTTGTAGATTGCTGAACGGTGTCAGGAGAAGCGATAGTCTTAGTATTTGCACCATCGTCAAAGATAAGGTTTAAAGTGGTGGTATTAACTTTCTTTGCCGACACCACAACATCTGTCACGATCAAACTACCGCCTTCAGGACAAGTCGCTATGGTCGTTGTACCCGCACCCGCAATGATTTCAGAGTTCCAGACACCATGTGTAAACGGCAGACTACCGAAAATCAAATGGTTCCGCAGCCCACGAAATATCGTCGGCAGGGTTAGCTTGCCAGTTGCTAAAGGCGCACCTTGATCATCAGCTACAATTGATGTTACCGGCATTTTTAGTTGACCGGATCAAAGTGAGCAATAACAGTCAAAGCAAGGGTGATGGACGTTGAGCATTGGACAATGAAAATCTTACCCTTATTACCCACCCATGCGCCCTCAAGGTCACGCACGTTATCAACAACGGCGACGCTCATCGTAAATCGGGATACCGGATCAATAACAGGCGTACCCGTAACGGCCAAATTACCCAACGCGGTAGTCGGAGCTTCCTCATTAAGCCCGAAATTCATCGGACCACCGAGCAATGCTGTGCCACCAAGCGCCGCTGCCTGCGGGATCATCCAGCCACAAGTCAAAACGCCAACACCGGACCCGTGAACCCATATTTGGTCAAGGTGCATGTGCGTGTTGGCTTCTGTGCATTCAATTGCCAGAACGGTTGTATCGGTTCCACCTGTTGCATAATTGGAATTGTACGCAAAGGCCAAACCTTTCTCAGCCGATACATTTTCCAATGCTGTTTGAGCAACAGCTTGAACCTGAATTTTTCCATCTATAACTTTGGCCGGTTCGCCTGCCGGGTCTTGAAGAACTACGAATGTCATAATATTTCCGCCTTTATGGGTCCGATATACTTTCTAAATAATGTTTCATTTCTCTCAAAATCTCACCTAAGCCTGCAAGCGCCAGTGCTATTTCTCGACTTGATTCTTCCTTGATGATCAGCCCGCCGCCTTGGGTGGCTGTGATGTTCCGGTAAACCCCAGCCTCATCTTTTGACACCAATACGGTCCTTGTCAAAATGGCCGCTGTCTCGTCCGTTAGCAGTTCATCTAACTGATGGCCCAATAAAATGCCACCGTTAACCGAATACTGCACCTGTATCAGCAAATTATCCGCTGGCGTAGTGCCGTTCGTGTATTTAATGCGGAAGTACTGTTCAACAATCTCCCACATCTTGGGCTGAGCAAATCGCGTGTCAGCCCATGTTCGCTCGGGACCGCTGTATTTAATGCCGTCCCTCGACACTTCTATAGTCAGAACACCGTCAGTCGGGTTATCGCTAACGATGCTTACGCCTACTCTAGCGTATCCCGAAACGTCTTCGCCTTCACCTTGGAAGACGCCGCCCGCGTCCAGCGCAGCCGCTGGTCTGCTATTTAGCGTCGATATTACGTTCTGACGTTCACCAAAATTGCTCATCTATCTCAAGCCCCATTCAGAAACCTTGCCGAACATATGAGCAGCGTCATGTTGCAAAGGTAATGTTTGGTTAGCCGAGCCTACAATGTTTGTTCCATTCCCCGCAATAGTCACAGCACCCGTACCGCCACGAATGACAGTAACCTGCTTATCTTCAACGTGAGTGGGCATCGTTATCGTTATCGCTGTCGTGTTGGTACAAGTTACAATTTCATGGTCAAAAGTACCCGTTATCGTGTAACTGACAGCGGTTTCAAGCTGAAGGGTTGTCACTACATACGGTATTACATCGTCTGCCAGGTCAAAATCTGACGAACCACCTGTTTTTTCCCATAGACTCTGGATGAATTGGTAAAACCATCGACTCGGCTTACCATCCTTCCCCATCCACTGGGTATATGAAATTGGTGCATCTACTCTAGCCACTAGAAGTCTCGAACTCAGCCCACGCGCCGGTAATCGTTAACTCAACGTCGTCGGTAACTGTAAACCTCAAAGCGACACTTTTGCTTATCCCGTTTCGTGACCATGTAGCCTCATTGCCATATTCACCCGCCTGCCCCATTGAACGCTGCAACGGAGTGCCGAAAGTCTTGCCCCAATCTCTTGAGATACGCATTTCAATCTGCGGGTCCAGGGACGAATCATTGCCCACGCCCGCCTCAAAGCCCAATTTAATCCTTGTCGGGGAAATTCCATTGCGCTCATTGTGGTAATAGCCCGTCGTTCTCTGTTTAATCTGCTGATTGCCGTTCTCATTCAACGTGTCAGGGTCTAATTCAGTGATAAAGCCCAACGAATCACCACACATAATCTTGCCGTAAGCCACAACACTCGAGGTTACGCGCCAATTCTCCTGGTTCACCGATTTAAGCTGAAACCACTGCGCCTCCTGTAAGTCCTTAGAAGACGTTATGTCGTGAACCCAAGTCCCGTTAGGGAAGGACAGGACATACCAGTAATGCCCCTCATACGTGATTGAGAAGCCTATGGCGGCGTTTACATCAACCAACGACTGTTTGCGTATGAATGTCTCTATGCCGTGGTGCGAAACCCGTACCGATTGATAGCCCACAAGCCGGTATACAATCCGATCGTCACCCAAAAAGTACACGTCGTTGTCCACTGAAGCAGGCGTATTAATCCCAAGACAGCCCCTTTCCTGATAAGTACCCTCCTGACGTTGAAACGGGAAATCAGCATTGCCGGTATTACGCCAATATTCCGTCGTATCAAACTGAAACAGGATCAAATCCCGATTGCTCGTTATCATCGAAACTACATCTTCAGGCGCTCCTTCAGCAGAAGCCTTGTCCAAAGCGTTAAATGAAGTCGCTGAACCCGACTCGGACAGGAAAAACTGATTCGTATCCGTTCTCAAATGCGCGAAATAGGTATCCAGGTAGATAACTTTGCTCGATGAGACAAAATCAAGGTCACTAATCACCGATAACGAACTTCCATCATAGTTATAAGCCGTTGCCGTACCGTTCACTATCGTTAAATTGGTGCCGTCAGAGTCCATCGAAACGATATCTGAACCCGCAATCGTGCCAATAAACACCGCAATGCCCGAAACACTCACCGAATACAGCCCTGCACTCGCCACTGCATACAATATGCCCGCATGAACCTTCATACCGCGTATCGGACTACCGCCCAAATCCATGAACGACTTCAAGCCCGGGAATCGCCGCAAGACCACGCGAGACTGTGACCCCTGTTTCTCTACCTCGGGATACATATTGATACAGTCTTGGACAGATATCGGTGCTTTGACTGAATATGCACCGCTGCAAATGTTTAAATCCACCTAGTACCTTTTGTCTTTCTTCAGGTTTTTGTTGATAGCGGCAACGAGTTTCCTTTTGAGTTGCCCTGAAGCCTCTTTCTTTTTCTTCTTTTTGAGTTTTATTGCCCTATCGACGCTATAATCAACGGCTTTATCATACTTATCGCTTCCGTGAATCTCCGTCATTTTGGATTTCATCGTGTATCCGGCTTTAATTTTAGAGTCAGCTCTATTTCGCCTCTCGCTATTTCTGCCGCCTGAAACCGTTCTTCGTGCCTTTGCCATACCTTTCTCCTAATCATCCGGCACAAGGTAAAACGACCCTGTGTCATCATCAAACTCATTCGCCCACGCCCACGCCTGACCCGCCCGCATGGTTATAGCTTCAGCACGCCCTCTCGAAATCACCCGATACTCAGGCTCAATCTCATCAGCAAGCATCCATATCAACGGCAAATACCACTCTTGAGGAATGTCAGGATTGTTACCACCGGCATCAAAGTTCTCAAACGGTCGAGCTACCGTCATCTTCACCATCATCTTTATGCCATTCGGAGGTTGCCATATCGACAACTCACCACTCACCAACGAAGGCTTATAAGACAGGAATACCGGCGTACCGGCTGTGGTCTTCAATGGCTGGTCACGAAATTGTTCCTGCGCCTCAATATCAATCGGAATGTCATTACCTGTCGGGCCGTCCTGCCTTCGCGCATGAAGGATTCTCAACGGTCGATCGGGCTTTAATTTGTAGATTGTCACCACGGCATCATCCGAAGCAGCCGAAGCCAAAGGAGGAATGCTGATCAGCGTTGAACTAATCACCGTCTTTGCCGCCATCCACATCAATGAAGCATCCGTCGCCCCAACAGAGATAATATCTCCGGGGGTTATGCTCGACGCGGAATCAAGCAACAAAGTCTCGTCATTGGCACTTGCCGCACCGTTTAAAGCCGTTACTACCGTACCCTGGTTGACAATCGTCTTGTAAACATTAAAGACAGCATTATCCGCTATTGCTTTGGCTGTGGTAGGTACGACAAGCACCGTCCCGTTTGTTACCGTGGTGATCTTACTAAATACAGTGGTGTCGTCCGTAGCGACATAAGAGAACCTATCACCATCAGCCATGCCTGTCGTAGAATCAACTGTAATTCCCGTCACACCCGAAGATAGCGCCCCATTAACCAACGTAGATACCTTGATCACCTCCTTAGTATTTATCGTGTAAGTGTAAACTGTCGCATTGTCAGACGCAGCGCCCGAAATAGCCGGAACTGTCAGTGTTGTTGCAGAATCAATCGAGGTAATGCTCATCCATGAGCGCGTTCCATCCGTGAGTTCAAGTCCCAACCGATCACCCGCCCGCATCCCCGCAGTAGAATCAACGGGAAGCGAAGTCGCAGCACTGGAAGCAGCGGCGGTTAATTGGGTATTGGTGAAACTCGAGGACAAACACCATTCGGCATCAGTGTCTTTGTTGCCAAGCAGATAATTAGGCTGTGAGGGATTGAGGAATAAATGAACCTCGTCACGTCGCCAAAGATTACGACCCTGTTTAGCCGCAATGAACTTGATCAGGTTGTTGAGCGCAAACAAACCATCGTTGATTTGATTCGGGGGTACAGACTCACCCGCACGTCCCGCGCCTACCTTAAATAACGCTGCCCTGACAATTTCTGTGCCTGAAACCGCGTGATCCGAAAAACCGCTTGTTGTCATAACTATCCAACACGAAGTACACGTACAAAATCTATGTTAAACGACGTGCCACCAGCGCCGGGGGTGAATGTCAGTCTGTCTGCATTCGCACCGCCTGATGTAATCTTCTCCGAAAACTCGCCGTTGCCCGTTCTTGCCGTACCACTTGTCGTACCCAACGAAGCTGTAATACTGCCTGCCCCAACATAGTTGAAAACAGTGTAAACAACCTCGTAAATCTTACCACTTACCGCATTCACGCTTTGATACAGCGTATCCGTACTACCGGCGGTATATGTCGCGTATCCGTTCGCTATTCCCCAACTTGAACCCTTCTCCCAGTCCGTATCAGCAATGAACGTACCGTTGGTGACTATCGCATCCTGATTCATAAACACTTCAGGCTGCGGTGAACGATTCCAGGGCGTACCAATCCTTTCCTTCGTGGCGCGAATAAAGTCCTGCGGGTGGCGCTCAGACAGGTTACTCGCCTGTGTCCTGAACCCATCCCACTGCGGCTTCAGCGTGGAAGCCTTGACCTTGAAACCCGTGTAATCATCTATTACGTTGTGATCACCGGTGACAAATTCAGGGTCTTTCTTCCTATGCTGCCATTTCACAAAATCAAATCTTGTTTGACAAAATGAAACTGTAGAGAAGCACTAGCGCCCTGATCCAGGCCACGACTGAGCATCCTTACGTCGCCCGTGTAATTGGCAACCTTCGGATTCTGCAACCCGCCGGTCTTAGACCAATCAAAGTTAAGATCAAGACTACCAGGCACCGTAAACAGTTTGGCTTGTGTCGGACCATCCCAATACAAATCAAGCGCAATCGCACCCATAGAACCCTGAATCGAATCAAGTCGAACCCGACCGCAACCATATGCGCCCACTTCAACAAGATTCTCATCCAGTTCGCCATCGCCACCGCCGATCACATCTAGCTTTAACACCAGATTGCGAGGACCGTTATTGAGTACTTGTATTGCTACGACGTTAGCCATTAGTCAGCATCCACCGGCGGCTCGAGTAAGGCATTCTTCGACCTGTTGGACGTACAGTATGTCTGGTAGAAGTTCGCACCCGTACCTTCCACAACCGTAGCCGCGATAGTCGCTACCGTTCCGGCAAAGTAAGTGTTGGCAACAAGACCGGCAGAGTTACTTGCGAGCGTTAATACCGCAACATCTGTTTTTCCGTTACCAAACATACAGTTGTTGATAATCAGGTCTGTTGCAGTAGCCGTGTCGTCGAAGGTGCCTGTTGAGAATCCGATCGTTCGCGTAGACTCAATCCGTACATCGTCAAACTCAACCCGGGATGCAGCACCAAGAGAGATACCTGATACCATATCCACAACACCGTTAAAGCCGCGCATTCCAGTGACTAAGCAATCATCGCCGTTAGCCGTAATGGTCAAAAACGAAACCTTGTTGAGAGAGGTTGTTGATCCAATGTGAGAGGTATCACGCATGGTAAATCCAGCGGCATCAACGTTCACGTCAGCCGTTACAGCGTCAAACGTGGGCGCGGGGAACACAATGTTCTCCAGCGTACAATTGGCGGCTGATACATCAATCCCATCAACAGCGGCTCCAATCGTCAAAGTAGGTCTGGAATTACCCTTCCCTAAACCCCTGACGGTCACACCGGCTTTGTCAAAGTCGATTTGAACCGTGATTGTTTCAGCATGATTCGCCTTAACAAGCACCAAATCACCCTTGCTCGCCCTAGCAGCGTCAACCGCTTGCTGAATGGTCAGGTAGGGCTTGTTGAAACTCCCGCGCTGATTAGTCGAATTGGCACCGGAATCAACCCAAAACACGTCGCCAGTAATAACTTCAAATAAATTAGAAACTGCACTCATAATCTACTCCTATGCGTCCACTGTGGGTATGAGAAGGCCGTTTAAAGCCGCCGAGTCAACAACGTAAACCTCGAAGAAATCAGCGCCCGTGCCTGTGTCAATCGTTGAAGCGATAGTAGCGTGTCGTCCTGCGCAGAAAGTATCGGCAACTGTTCCCGTACTGTTGTTGGAAAGTTTCAAAGTCTCAGTGTTGGTTTTAAAATTCAAAAGTAGACAATCATGTATGTCCAACTGAGTTGCTGTACCGGAATCTGCAATAGCTCCGTTGGTATAGCCGGTTGCACCGCCCGTGATAATGGTGTTTTTGATTTCAACGCGAGACGCAGCGCCGATATCAATACCAGAACCAGTCATTTCGACCGTATCATTGAAGCCGCGCATTCCGTCAACCACTTGTTGCTTGAAGTTGTTGAGCCGTGGTGACGTGTATTCAGCAAGGTAAACCCTGCTGCATCGACGTTTACATCAGCAGATGTGGTGTCGATCGTGGAAAAAGCGAAAATGACGTTGGCGAGCATCATATTAGCCGCCGAAACATCAATGATATCCGCAGCCGTGGTGATGTTGGTCAAAGTCGGTCGAAGATTACCGTTGCCCAATCCCCAAACCGTAACGCCTGCCTTGTTGAAGTCAATCTGTGCGGCAACTGACTCAGCGTGACCAGGCATAACCATCACCCAATCGTTGTTGCTCGCTGTACACTTGTTGATAGCGCCCTGAATGGTGTCAACAGGGGATTGAGGCGTTTCACCACTGTTGCCCGCTGCACCCGTACCTGAACTGACAAAATAGACGTTACCGTCAATCTGGTCGTAAAGCGGCGTACCTTTGATCAGTGCGCCACCGTTGAATCCCGAGGGATAGTTACTAATAGCAACCACTTTGTTACTCCTTACGAACCCGTGAGGGTCATCGTGTTAACTGAAATCTCGCAGTGAATAGGTTTCATGTGGAACCCGGTTTTACCCGAGTCCCACTCATGTTTAACTACCCGCGTTTCCGTAGATAGCCTGGAACTCGTCCCAACCAAAGTCATATCGCTCATACGCAATGCACTTCATGTTGAACGTATCGAAGTCATTGTCCTGTGCGAAAGTCAAAGAGTGACGGTTGTAATGAACCAAACCCTCACCGGCTTTGTTGATATTGGTCGTGATGAAGAACGCATTGGTGTCAGTCAGGTAATGATTTACCTTGTGACCGTCCGGTAGGCTCGATTCGCTTTTCAGGACGTTAATGGCGTTGTTCGCCGTATTGTTCTGTAAAGTTGAACCCAGGATTCGACCGGCAACAAAATTCAATGCTGACGGCACCACAAGACACTGCGGCATCAGTTTGATCTGATTGCCACGCGGGTCTTTAGCGAGTGATATCTCAATACACGCATCTTCAAGCGACGTTTCCGACAGGTCAGCAGCAGTCAACAGGTTATCCCTATTGTCACCGAAAGGACCGGAAGGGTGAGCGGCTGAGAACAGCGCCACACCGTCAGAAGATGAACCCATCGTAAAAGAACCACTGAAACCGTTGTTTAATACATTGGCTCCTGCAACTTCCTTCGTTTCCCGCATAGAGTTTGCGAGTGCTTTGGGATTTCGTGATAAAGCGTCGAGGTTGTACTGATTGTCCTCGTAGGCTTCCCAGGTGGTAATCAAGCCAAGGGCGCGTACCTGCATATCGTATTGATTGATGTAGGTTTGCTGAGTGCTGTCGGTTTTTACGCCTTCGCCCTCACCTTTGATAGCCGCACGTCCGGTTAAAGACATACCCACTGTTTGCTCGAATTGCTTCGTCGAGTTGCGGGTTGTGAAAAGCGAGGGATATTCAGCTTCCCATGCTTCGTATGACTGGTTAAACCAGTTTGCAATTCCGGGCCATAAGCCCTTCTGCCAATTTCCTGAAGTTACTACAGCCATGCCCTATACTCCTGCGCTGCCGAGCCACGTGGATTCAACACAAACCACCAACATATCAGCGTTGAGGTTATTCGTTGAAACAGTGGAACTAATTGTGTTATCGGGACGGCGGTCAAAACCAATAAATCGCCATGAATTGCCTGTTGTAGCAGGAGCAGTACCACCGCCCTCGCCAACTTCCGCTTCATGCGCTGATCGACCTGTTAAGGTGTCTCCAGAACCGGCAACCGAATCAACAAGCAAACCAATGTCATTCAACGCAACACCAGTAGCGCCTTCAGGATTAACCCTGAAGATGTAACCGGGTAATGCGGGAATAACAATAGCCACGCCTGAATCAGCAGAGGCAATATATTGTGTAGCAAGGCTGTCAGGACCGGAGGCTTTTAAACCTACCACAACGCCATACACAACTACTTCAGCAGTTGGAATTGCGTCGATGCTTGCGCGACCTTCAGAGTCACCCGTTCCTGATAGTTTTACTGCATCACCGACGAAAATATCGCCAGCAGCAGTTAATACGGCACATTCAATCGTTGGGGGTGTGCCTGAACCCCCCGGGTATAG